ACCATCCATAAGAATTAGTAAAAGATTTATCGAAATTGTACATATGAAGATTGGCGTCTGGGTTATGCTTATAAAAGTTTTCACAGAACCAGTCTTTCATCCAATCTGTTTTTGAATCACAGGCGCTTATGAATAGTCTAGATAATTTTGTATTGGTCATTGTAATTATGCTTAGCTAAGCACCCTTCAGTTTTCTGAATAGTAGTAAACGTATCACGTGCTTCGATTGGCCATGGGTAAACTTCTTGTAACCATGGAAATACATTTATATGTAGAAAGATATCTGTAGGACCAGCATCTACTGTAGCACGTTCTATTAATGCCTTTGCGCCTCGTGGGTTTACAATATAGGCATGAGCTCCAGGAAAGTAAGGTTTTGATATAAGAGGACCAAGCCCAAGCGGTGGCCTGTTTGCCTTACCGTAACTGGGTTTGCCTAGATTTACCACCATTGTGTACGGCATGTTCTCACGAACCATATCAGTAAAGATTGCATCGTGTTCTAGGATAAGGTACTCTTCGTTACCCTTTGCACACATTTCCCACAATGAATGATGTGATAAGAACGCAGACACACAATTTTCAAACCTTGAATATTTCTCTACAAAGTTTTCAGTAGGAATACCTTTCTTTTTGGCATACATTATAGGATTGTCTGCAGGTGTTATTGCTCTAAACTTCTCTACAGTTACACCCCATTTTGCTCCAGACTTAATACACCGATCCGCAGATTCAATAGACTGCGGATTATCTAATATAGTAATTACTCGTGCCTTCATGTCGATGTGGTAGAGGGTAAACCCTGTACTCCTGTATAGTAAGTTCGTGTAACTCCAAGCGATCGTATAAGTTGTCTGCACATAATAGCATCATTAGGCCATAGACCGTACGACTTAACAAGATTAATCAACTTAGCTGCTCCTGTTGGTTTTACAATATATGCAGAGTTACCTGCAATCCCCTGTGGTACTAATTCATGATCAATAACCGGTGCTCGTTGAATCTCTGCTTCTTTTGACTGTACTGTGTCATGAAACTGTTTAGACTTACGAGTTGCGCCACGTGGATCATTAATACCTATTATATCATATTTCTCTGAGGATGTAAACTCCTTATCTAACTTCTTTTTCCATACAGCGTCATGTTCTAATACAAGAATAGTACGATCTTCTGTAGCACTCTTGTGCCACAGTTCATAGTGTGACACAGCACATGCGATCCTAGCATTAGGATTAGCAGTGTTGTACGGAGATTTAAGAAGACCTGAAGCCATGTCACGCACAGGCTTATGCCAAGGATAGTCCCAACGTATATCAAGCTCAATCATACGGACACCAACATTGTCTGGCGTTACAGCGTCATGACGTTCTATCTTAAATGAATTACGTACCTCGACTGACGACGCATTAAGAGTCTTGAACCCTGATTCAGATACTTTATTTCCTTTTATTACAATTGAATAAGCTTCCATATCACTTCCGAGCTATTACTGTATAACCCACACTTGCTTCTCCACGATCAACAAGAATGAATCCATTTCGTTTGCCCCATTCAACTAATGTGTGATGAAGTTGTTCATCTACTTGATCAAATAGTCTCTTGGTGTCATGGGCAACAATGTATTTACGAACGTTCTTGCCGTGTAGATCCAACTCTTGTTGCATCCACCCAGCTTTATGTACTGAATCTATAACAAGCATATCCGTACCTTCGACGGCAGCAAAGCCTATAGAAGATGTTTCTCTTACATCAAGTTCAATCTTATTAGAGTGACAGTGTTTTTCCGCAATAGGTTTTAGTACGCTATTGTATTTAGACATATCAATATCAATTAGTGTGATTTTCTTAGGAGTAGGATCTAGCATCATAGCATTCGAAGCTGATCCACCTTGGTGTGTACCAAGTTCCATATACTTTTTACACTCGCCTTCGCTCCAAAAACGTTTAATAGCTTGGTGCATTTGGCAGTAGTGTTTGCCGTGTGCTTCTTCTTGTTGTTCTACAATTTGCTTGTGAAACTTCAGAACAGTTTTTACGTTATCAAATTTAGCATTGATCATTTTATACTCTATCCGTCATTTGGCCAGTTTTTATTTACTGGCAATTTCCATTCACTTACTGGCTTATTCGTGATCTGATGCAGTGCAGCAGCAGGCCAGTCATCGGCTGTGCGGAACATAATATGTACCAGTTTCGCATTGTCTGGTCTGTTGTCGCCGATCTTTGCATCTGGATGAGCGCCAACTTTATGCATATAACAGTTCCACTCATTGGGCAGTCTTTTAAGATTAAATCCAGGCATGTGAATAAAGGCTGAAAAGTAATCTTGAAACAGTTTATAAAACCGTGGGAAGTTACCCATATGATTAACATATTCTTGAAATTTTGGCCACGTGTTTTTCATCTTCTGTAAACCAGCTTTTGAAATAACCACCACACCAGTATTAAATACTTCTGGTCGATCTAGATCATCGGTTGGATATTTGATACCCCATATACGTGAACACAGTTCTGCCCACTTCTTATCAATTTGACTGTTGATCCCACCGGAGTTATAGATTGTTCTAAAATATGGTTGCTTTGGTTCTGTACAAATACCGGCATCTTCACCGTCAAGTAAATCAAACATACTATCAGTCAGGCCATCTACAGGATATACATCAATGTCTACTAGAGCTACATTATCATATACATCAAATTCATCTGATACTAGCGGGTTGGCTGGCTCATAGTAAATAGGAACATTTACAACTTTACCTGCAATAGTAATGTTATGGTCGAATCGATACTCTGCACCAATACGATCTGCATATGCTTTCATAAGCTCTGTACTGTACACCACACCTGACTTCATTGGTCCTTGCCAGTACTGATAAATCAAATTTTTCATTTTATACTTTCTTTATATTTTGTTGCCACCGCCAATGATGAATTGATAGCCTGATCCATATCGATATAGACGTACATTCCACATCTACCTATAAAGGTTACTTTCGGGTTTTTAATATCTTTGTATGTTTTATATATCTTTTGATTTTCGCCGTTAATATCCTTGACCGGATAATACCTTTGATGATCGTTAACTACATAATCACATGGTTCTTCATATGTTAATGTAGTGAATTTATCATTTGATCCGTGTTCTGGAAGATTCTTCCATTCTGTAATACGTGTGTACGGACTGTCATTAGTAAAATTAACAACTGAAGTAGGTAAGGCTTTTACTATTGGTAAATTTATATTGTGAAACTTAATAGATCTGTATGGCAATTCTCCGAATTGATAATCATAATAAAGATCAATTGGCATTGAGTTAAATACATGATCATGGATCGGCTCTAAATCTTTTGCAAAAGACCAGTTTAATTGTACAACAATATTTTTGTGATCTAGAATCTCTTTAAATATCTCTGTATACCCATACTTAGGCAACACTTGATATCTATCATTAGGAAAGTATAACTCATTGTTATCGTCTCTGATGGGTATTCTTTTAGTAATACTTGGATCTAGTTCTTCTAACTCTTTACCCCACATCTTTTTAGTATAAGGTCTATAAAACGTGTCTATAATATTGCTTTCGCCAACGATCTCCTTTGTTTCTCGATTCACTGGTAAAGTTACGTACTGCCCATCTGAGAGTTGCGCTTTTACTTTATGTTTGTATTCTACCCATTCACCGTACTGTGTAATCCAATCGTAAACTTTTTTATTATTTGTGTGAAATAGATGAGGACCATATTTGTGAATACGAATACCGTGTTCGTTAGTATAGTCATAAGCATTACCACCGATATGATCTCGCTCATCCATAACAATAACTCTATGTCCATCATTTGCTAATTCACGAGCAACAGTAGCGCCAGCGAAACCAGCACCGACAACTAATATTTTCATAGTATTCCCTGCTTCGCAAGATACTGATAGTTTTTTATCTTGTTACGTTTAGGACCTTGCGGAGTAATCTTTGTTCTTACATGAATCATATATGCACTCGCTGGATCGCCTAAGTAACTGTCGTAACACCATCGTGGATCCATAATATCTTGTCTGTTCATACTCATGCCAGCTTGTGCTGCAAGAAAGTGTATGATGCCTTCATCCTCATAGTGGTACGGTTTGTTGAATTGATCCATCCAACTTTCATCACCATTAAGACCCTGTCTTAGATTTTCTCTTCTTTGCTTATTAAACTTATATATTGCTCCGCCCCAGTACGGCGCATCTTGCAATCTAAGATTGCTACCTGCCAGTCGTCTGTGTAAATTCTTTTGAATAGGATTATATAGCCCACATCCTACTTGCTCGAATACGTTAAGATTCATACCTTTTGGTACAAACATATCAATGTCAACCATTAGTACATCATCATACTCATCGTACGCTTCTGATATCATATGCACTTTCTGACATGCAGCAGTTAAGTGTTCTCTGAATGGTTTACCTCTAATGAGTTCATAGTCAGCGCCAATCGCTGCTGCATATTTCTTAATATTATCTATTGATAGCTTATCAAGTTCACGCAGTTCACCGTCAAAGTGCTGCAGAATAATATTAGACATTGTAATATTCCTTGTACCAGCTCACAAACTTAGCTACGCCTTCTGGTACATCTGTATCTGATCTATAACCAAGTTTCTCTAGTTTAGAAGTATCAGCCCATGTTTCTTTTGCATCAGCAGGATGCATTGGTTGGAAATCATACTCACCTTTACCATTGCCAATATTACGTTCGATCTCTGTAACAAAGTCCATAAGCTCTACCTGCTTACCGTTACCGATACAGTAGATATCTCGCTCTGTCATATTTTGTGCTACAATCCATATGCCACGTACAATGTCGGCAACATAAGTAAAGTCACGCTTCATATCACCATTGTTGAATATAGTAATTGGTTCACCTTTTACAATCTTATCTGTAAAGTCAAACAGTGCCATATCAGGTCTGCCCCACGGACCGTACACTGTAAAGAATCGAAGGCCTACTGCATTATCAATGTTACTGACTGCAAACTGACTTTCGTTACATTGCTTTGTATATCCATATGGACTTACTTGTACACCAATAGGATCGTGCTCGTTCCAGGGTAATGGATTGCCATTCATAACAGCAGACGTTGATGCGTAAATTACATTCTTCACGCCAATCAATTCACAGTGATTAATTAGCCTCTGTGTATTTACAATATTGTTTTCAATGCTTTCAAGTGGGTTTGCAAGTGAGTGTCGTATTCCTGCGCTTGCTGCTAAGTGAATAACTAGATCAGGTACTTTATCAAACATAGACATAGCTAATGATACCTGATTAAGATCGCAGTCACGGACTATTACACCACCTTTATGTAGCAGATCAGCTCTGGCTCTTTTCAGTGATGAGTCATAATAATTATTAAAGTTATCTAAGCCCTGAACTTCCCAACCCATTTCTAAAAATCTGTTTGCAGTGTGGTATCCAATAAAGCCTGCAATACCTGTAATAAAAACTTTCATATTAATCCTTTACCACGGCTTTGAGGCTTCTACTACTGCAGAATGAAATGCTCTTACTTCGCCTGGTGTGTCGATATTGTTAAACGCGCCTAACCCGCTTTTTTGATATTTGTATTCTTTAACATTGGTATAGCCTAATTCTATTAAGCATTCAATGAGTTCTGTCTTACGCCAGATGTGTTTATGTTCACCGTTTTGATGCATTATACCTTCTGCACATTGATCCTGTATGCGCATATGTCGTGTATCTTTAGGAGCAAAGTTATGCTTGACAACGTAGAAATTATAATAGTGTTGAATCCAACGATGATTTGATAAATCATTTTCTTGTCTTAACCATTCTACAAATTCCATAGGCGGCCAGATAGACCGGATAATTCCGCCTGGTGTCATAATACGGTACATCTCTTTAAAGTAATTTATACCTTCTTCTTTTGTAAGATGTTCAATAAAGTGTTCGCTATAAATGCCATTGTAAGTATTGTCTAGTACACCTTTCATAGGCAGATCTGTCATATCATATTTTTCTACGCCTTTGGCAGGATCTGCGACATCTCGGACTGCATCCCAATTTAAACCGCGTTTACGCCCAGCTGCAATCTCTAAGAACTTCATGATATTCCTACTAGCTTTGCTAGTTCTTCAATGTTCTCACCTTCCATAGGCAAGACAGTTTTATGGAAGAAATGTATAAAGTGTGCTTCATGGAGTTTATCGTTAGGAACAGCATTATATAATCCGTTCCATTTCCAAGATAGATTTTTGGTACGCATCTTTTCTTCTTTAACCCAAGTGTTAAGAAGAGTCTGATCTGTAGACCATTTCCATGCACCCAGTCCATCAATAAACGGTTTAAATCGAGGACGGTTTAAAAACTGAGCAGGTGTTTCTCCATTCAAGTATTTGCCCATAGATTTATTCATAAGCATCATACCCATATTATAGAATTCTGCACCTCGATTATTCCACTTCCAATCTACTGTTTTAATGTTACCGTACTGCATACGAGAGTAATTAGTAATCTTGTGAACATATTTGTCGTTAAGAGGCATTTCTCTTTCGACAACACCAGCAAAATCGATATCGTCATTTATCTCGTCAAAGATGTCTGGCGCCGAATCTCTGATGAAGATATCACCATCGATTAAAGCAATCTTATCATACGATCTAAAATACGCAAATGCATTTTCTTTCTCGTAAATAGGAAGAAACCCACCATACTTCATGTATGACTCTTTACTTCTATTTGTTTGAAAAACATCTGGCTTAATCATAAGTATAGGCGTACGTTGTACAACATAATCAGCGCCTATTCTATCAGCATATTTCTTTACTGAAGCAGTACAGAAATCGTAAAGCTTTTTACGTTTTCCTGTATAAACTTGGTAAATTAATTTTTTCATTATACACCTTCAATAATAATTCGAGCCAATACGTTGGCTTGATCAAATCCTGGACGGAATCTATTCCCTTTCCCACCATTATCTATAAACCATTTAAGGTTGTCAATTGTGCCGGTCTTGCGATCAGAGTCCATTGTATATTCAAGTACAATGTCTTCCCACGATGATCTTAGAGATAAGATTTCGCCTATACTAGATTTTCTGCTTTGTTCCACGTTTGTTGCTCCACGGTACGGTCCAGTCAAAGCATTTGACTGGTTCACTAAAAGATCTTACAAGCCGATCGTATGGTAGCACCATCAAGTGGATTTTAAGTACCAAACGTTCTTCGGGTTCGTCGTTTACTACACCATGAAACTGATTCACGTTTAATAGTATTGGACTTGTGTATTCGTGTCTATCTAATTTTTTTCCGTACGTGTGCGGGTTCTCTTCGTTATCCTCATAGATATCAATCTTACATCGACCTCTCATTGGGACGTTAATAGAGCAACAGGCTCTTATAAACGAAGCAGTGTGTGGTGGTAAAACAACATCTGGAGCCATTCGAATAAAATCAAACTTCAGAGTATGTTTAAACTCATTAATATCTACTTGCGAACCCATGGCTTTAAACAGTCTATCGGTATAGTTGCTTAGCCATTGAAAATCTGCGTATTGTTTTGGAATACCATAATCAATATGGTATGTTCTTACTCCGCCCATCACATCATCATAATAAGGATTGTCAATGTGAGTTACGAAGTAATCTTCTAATTCTATTTGTTCAGCAATATGATCGTAATCTACTTCATACAACCGATTAGGGTATTCGTACTTAAAAGGACTTGGTTTCATTTAGACTCCCCTAACGTATTCATATACACTTTTCCAATTTTTGTGTAATGGAATACCTTTGTCCATAACATCTTCGTCATATATGTTATGACCGTGTTCAATTAATACTGAATCAAGGCCAAGCGTTGTACCTAGCACTGCATTTTCAGCTTTATCTTCAATCCAAAGATCACCTGAATCCTTATAGCGTGCAAGCGCTTCATCTTTATCAGCGCCAGTATCAAGGAATACAAATTTTTCAAATACACCTTCACCAAACAACTTATTAAGGTTTTGCTCACGTAGTCTTTGAGCTGTATGCTCAAGTGAAAGACTAGTGATACAGTGAAATACTGCGCCGCATTCTTCATGTAATTTACGTACATACTGAATAGCATCACGTAGTGGAGGTAAGAAACCGATTGAAGATGACTCGTTAAAGTATCTTACAAGCTCCCGCGACTTATCTTTTGTTAATCCGTATCTAAGGCCCATATCATATGGTCCCTCTTCTTTTATTTGGTAGCCGTGACACTCCATCCATGTGGTGAAAGCATACTCCCAGTTAAGTAGTACGCCATCACAGTCTGTCAAAATTCTCATCATATATCTCTTTCTTATTATCTGTAATGATATTATACTCTATTCCGCGAGTATTGTAAACCCCCTTTTGTCCAACTTTTCTAATATTTTTTCCAGTAAACCATACGATGTACGAATTCATACAATGAAACTTATCCCAGAAAAATATAGCATCAATAAGCCAAACTACATTAAGCCTGCCTTGCTTTTTAAAAAGCCATGATCTAGCAGAGTAAGTCTGATTTAACTCACCCCCAAGAATAACGTTAAGCAATACATCAATTGCGATTAGTATCCTGTTAAGATACTTTAGAATTTTTTTCATCAATAACGATCCTGCAAGTAATGCCTTTATATTTATGAATATCTTTATAGTCATCCGTTTCTCTAATTCTAACGTCTCTATCAAGAGAACGTTTCTTATTACGGTCTTTGTTTTTATTGCGAGGATCATAGCGTGAATATTTAGCCACTGTTTTAGCCTTTCTTAAGTGTGTACAGTATTATGACTCTTTATCTATAGAAATATTTATTCTGCTCCCTTTTTTAATTTTAGATACACCGTGGAGTTGATAAGAATCCCAGGCAATATCATCACCAATAGCTGGGTCAAATACCTCTAGTGGTGTATTCCATAATTGAATTTTTTTATTGAAACATTTCTCAAGCATAATTAAATCAGCAATAACAATTTCTCCTCCTATTAGATCAGGTGATTTATCCAGTGTTATTGAATGTGTAATAATCCCGCGTTCATCGTTCTTTTTACCATCAAAAAAATCTTCAAATGTAACATTATGCAGAAAATCAGTATGAAGTGACAGAGAAGATCCCTCACCGTATACATTTGCTCTGATCCAAAAAATTTCTTTGCCGTAGGGATATAGATTATCTTCAAGCCACTTTTTTATATCTGAACCCATAAGGTCAAACCATTGCTTTAGAATTTCCTCTTTACCGTACTTCTTCATTGATTTGCTATCTGTAAAGTTAACGGAACCAGTGGATATCATGGCACCGGGGATAGGCTCTCTTACAGAGTTATCTAATTCAAACCATTGCTTATCATACGGATATCCTCTACTGATTTTATGGGGGAAATCCCAAACAGTATCCTTTAGTTTCTTTACAATATGTTCAGGAATTTTATTATGTTCTATCATTATTTAGTGTCCTAACATTTCTTTAGTCATTATATAATCACGTACAAAACCAGATCGCACAATGTCTTTCCAAGTAAATTCTATGATGTCGAACTGGTTAAGCTGTGATACAATATTAATAAAGCTAAGAATACCTTTTTTATCATTATCCTTTGTGAAGTCTGACTGATAGTAGTCGCCAGACATAATAAACCTACATTCTTGACCTACACGAGTAATAACAGAATCGAGCTCATGAAAGTTTAAGTTCTGCATCTCATCAACCACAATAATAGCATTGTTAAATGTAGTACCACGAATAAAAGATGTGGATTCAAACCTAAGCTTCTTGCTTGTAATAAGTTTATTCCATGCATCTGCTTCGCCTATAATCTCTTTTAAGATGCCGATGTATGGTGCAGCATATGCTTGTTTCTTTTCTTCTTCATCGCCAGGAAGAAAACCAATATCTCGCGTAGGCACAATCGAGCGTACGATTACAAGTTCATTATAGTCAGTCTCTTTATCAAGAACTTGTTCTAATGCCATACTTAGTGCAATGTATGTTTTACCAGTGCCTGCACTTCCGTTTAGTACAAGATTATTATTCTTATCCCAAGACTCTTTAGCAAGTCTTTGATTTTCTGTCATAGGTTCAAATGGCATTAGACTTTCTAGTTTAATGCTATTCGCTGAATATGATCTAGACATTAACAGTATTACCTCGCCCTGAACCGGCTTTAATTCTTTTTTGAAGATCTTTAAATCCGTCAGGAACTTTTGTATCTTTGTTTCCCATTCGTCCGCCGATTATTTTCGGTGTGGAAAGCGTTTGTGATATGTTTGGATCTCTGGCCAGCATCTCTTGCAGTTCCTCGTAACTGCATATTACGTCCCACTGAGCTAGGGTTACTGCGTCTTCTAGTGTGTATACGGGCATGGGTTTCTTTCCATTTAATTAACAACGAGCACACGATACTCGTCACAATTGTGCATATTTAAATACTTACGAAGGTTTTTTTCTTCGCTTACTTTATTATATATGTCTTCTTCTAACTGATGTGCTTCGATCTCCCACGGACGATCATAGTATCTTGTAACATTTGTATTGTAATGTTTATTTTTCCATGCCATACGAGATAAACCTGTAAGCTCCCGAAGACGTCTATGTGCATATTGAGCCACATGTACGAGCTCATGGCAGAGTGCGGTTATAAGCATTCCAAAAGATTCTACACCGGAATAATTCAACTCAACAGTAAAGAATTTTGGAGATCGTGATTCATCTTCAAGGCCACAGTTACCGAGTGAACCAGTTTGCTTATACATATTCTTTGTAATTTCAATCGTAATATCAAGCGAATTCTTCATTCGATGACTTACTAACATATCCAAGGCAGCCGAAGCTGCCTCTGAGATTAAGTGTTTTTGTTTATGAGATAAGCGATACCCCTCAAAACTAATGAACATTGTATGCGACCTTTAAGTCAGACATAATCTCTTTGCCTTTATCTGAAAACAGTATTCCTTGCTGCCACACCCAATGTTCGATACACTGAGAATCTCTGAAGGTTTCAGTTTGCGTCATCCACCGTAGTGCGGTTGCGTAATCAGAAGCACCGTGATCGATGCATACATCGACGTGTTTACGAAACTTTGCAAGATTATGAGCAATGGCATCTTGCTCTTCTTGAATGTTTTGGTCAATGACAGTACAAGCAGAAGAGATTAAAGCGTGTAACTCTTCATCGCTCATAGTGTCAAAGTCTTGAAGAAGCGAGCGGGCATAGCCTTTACTATACGCCTCAGCAAGTGTGTAGTAAGCAGAGTCTTCGAGCTTTTGGCGGGGTGTAAAATTAATATCTTCCATTACCATTCTCCTCCTTGGAGTTTAAACTCAACAGTACGAAAAATGCTGGCTTGCTCTTCAATAAAAGCTTGAGCCTTTTCCATTGCTTTCTTAGCACCAAGAATATCGATGCTATAGCTTACAGTCATACCAAACTCTTCTTGAGTTTGTCCTTTTGTCATTACCATAATAAATTGCGACTTTTTCATTTAGGCCTCCAATGCAGTGTAAAGCATATCTTTAGCAGCGTGATAAGTAGCAAAACCATATTCATCTGCAAAATCCATAGAGGATGAAAGGTTACAACCACCTTCAATACCGTGAGTAGCAATCATTGCAGCAGTTTCTTTTACTGTTGCAGATGTGCCAATGACTGTTTCGCCTTTGAAGAATTCTAAAGAACCGTTTTTTGCTGTGATGAAAGTAATCATGTGTTATCTCCTATTTTCTATAACCATACTACAGCATATAGAAAGGAATGTACACAGTTAATTTCATTTTATTTAAAAAAAGATTGTAATAAAATCAATGGCCTAAAATTAATTTTATGCGTCTCTCTATATCTTCTTTAAATTCTTCGTGATTAACAAAATATTTTGATAATGTGGTATTGGATGTAATATCAAGATTAATAGGTCTGTCGAAGTAATTCTCTAAATCTGAAACCCCCTTTGTCACATCTTCAAAGTCCACAGTAGTTAGATAGTTTTTATGTTGATTATAGACATTATCTATCATATAATTGTAATATAGAAATTTGTCCACACTATAATTCATAAACGGTAATGGCTTATATACTACTTCGTTCCCAGTTGAAGTCCAAGTAGAAAACGACTCGGTGACAATTTTTGATGACGTTTGTCTATATCTCTTATGCGGAACGTCCTTCTCTAATCCGAGTGCTGAAAAATTATGTTTTCCTGAGACTAATATATAATAACTAGCCAAAAAAGCAAGAAAATTATTACGTTTAAGTAAAATCAATTTAGCATTATTCTGTTCACACATGTCAAGTACTTGCTCACTGTGGCCAACTATAATCTTAAATCCATCATAGCTACTAAATAATTTTTTAGAAAATGCAATATGATCATGGCGATAAGAAGCACCTTCAATAGCAATATCTGTTGCAAAATATGGCTCACCCGGATGAACTTTTAAACCAGAGTTTATCAACGAATGACGCAATGCGCAAGTGCCAGTTCGTGGCAATCCCATTATTACAAAATTATTATTCTGCTTAGTCACTTAATTTCCCTTCTTTGTATCTATATAAAGCACTACTAGCAAGGTTCTTTGCTTTACTTTCTACCATAATATCAGCGTGAGGCAAGAACTGTAATGCCCAATCGTTAACAGCATTGTTCCACATAAAGTCACTGTGCGCACGTAGTTTGGCCTTTTTATAACCAGATTCTAAGAGTGTATCCATATCTGGCTTTGTTGTAGTAGAAAAATCCACTAAACAATCTTCGCGACTCATAGAGTAATGTATAGCAGGACGTACACCACGCCACGAATCTATTACGCGAGCAAATCTATCGTCGGACGGCTGTATGTATTCTCCAGTACGGATCCAGTGATGGTGTATGTCAAGTACGAGTGCACAGTGTTCTGCAAGCTCGAGGCTTGCGTCAAGACCCCAGGAGTTTTCGTCGTTTTCAATGGTAATTGTATTACGTGCTTCTTGCGATAGTCGTGGTAGCACAGCGAGGATACCGGCTGGACCTTGTTTACCCGATATGTGTACATTGCATTTGAAGTCTTGAAAGGTACGGCCGTATCCCATCCAACGTATAACATCTGTATGATACTCCATCTCTCTGATACTGTTTTCTACAACGTGTGGTTTATCGCTAGCAAGTACAGTGAAATTACCTGGATGCATAGATACACGTACATCGAGAAGACGTGCAGCGTTACCAGCAAGACCAAAAGCACGTGCACAGTAATCTTGTACGTCAGGCTTTTGCCAGAAGTAAGACCAATTAGGTTCTGTATATACAGGAAGAAGATCTGAACTTAGGCGTACCATACGTAGACCTTGTGGTAAGCTACCAACATACTCTATAAGCTGTAGTATTGCATCCGTATTATGAACCATAATATCCCATAGACGTTGTTCTGCGACGTCCTGAGATTGATTATTAAGCCACATACGTGTAGTACTACGTGCATTAAGTGGACGCTGTAACTCTTCTAATACACTTTTCTTTTGAGTCTGATCTGAATGCATATATTTACATGCAAAGCCGATGCGTTGTACCATAGTATATGTATCCCCGTTTTAATAACTGTTAGCTTATTCTAACACATATTATCACAGTTGTAAACCCTTTATTTTTATAAATTTCTTATAGTTTCTATTAATTTGTCACAGCCACCTATTCTGACAAGCTTATTAATGTTATCATTTCTAACATCTTCGAACGAAGAGCATGTTCCCATTCCCACAGATTTTGCAGCAGTTATTAATCTAGACCATCTTTCAATTCTTGTTTTTAGATCTATCTCTTCGCCATCTTCATCTGTTACTGCCCATTCCATTATATCATCTCCATGCCAATCAGTCTCTTCAAACATTTGTGTGCCTGGAATAAGCAGTGCAATGTGACAACGTATAATAATGTTGCTAGCATAAGGCGCTGATTTATAAATCATTTTAAGAGTATCTTGAAAGTCTTCTTCAGTCTCTGTTGGATATCCTACAATAGTTTGATATACCATATGTATCCCGCGCTCTCCAGCAGCTTTAATACTGCTATAAAGAGCTCTATTATCAAATTTCTTTTTCATATGCCAGCGTACTTTTTCTGATCCAGATTCAATACCTATCCATATAGATTTACAGCCACTGCCTTTTAGATAGTCCCAATCTTCCTCGGTCATACCACTTCTAAAGATAAACTGGCCCATCCATTCAACAGGAAGATCGTTTTCGCTCATAATCCTACAAAATTTTCTAAACTCTTTTAGTGAACCATTTACTAGACTATCACTAAAATAAAATAGATCCACGCCATGTTTTTCATATTGATGTGCCATCTCTGCAGCAACTTCTTCACCTGGTCTAAATTTATACTTGCCCCATATATTACCAATACTACAAAATGTACATTTTCTAACACATCCACGTGAGCTTGTAATAGTAACTAGTGCTTTGTCGACTGTGCCATCTTCTAAAGTCTGATCGTAATCTGCTAAGTCAAAATCGCTATAGTCTGGATAAGGTAAGCCTGATAGATCATTCATCTGGGAAAATCGATACGCTTTACCTTTTAACAAAGCTGGAAGTGCTTTATCGCCTTCACCCACTATATAATAATCACTTAAACCTTCATCTATCATTCCTTGAGCCCAGAAAGTGCTTTGCCCGTCGCCGTTTTGTTTATTTTTAGCATTATTAGGCCCTCTTAGTATACCAGCACCACCGATAACGATTTTAGATTTTATTCCTAATTCTTTTATACAACTAAGTAGTAGTTCTGTAGCTGTCTGAGAGTTGAATGAGAAAAGTGATACTCCAATCCAATCGTATCCTATAAGTTTATTACAGTAATCTAAGAAAAATTCTTTGTATTCTGGTTTACATTCACCGCCGATAGAAGCATTAGTCCAACCAATAGATCCTTCTCCAAACTTTTTAATAAAGGCGTTATTTAAATCGAATGCTTTAGATTCGTATCCTTCTTGGTTTAATACACCTTTCAGATACGCAATACCTGGCGCTGGAAACCTAAAGTCATGGCTAGGCGGTGATACTAATGCAACTTTCAAAAGCTTTATCCAAAATTAGGTGGGTGTAATATATATACTTATTAAAATAAAAAATCGAGGATATTTCTATCCCCGATCTATTCCTATGCTGCTTCTTTTAGAGTTTCTTCAATTTCAACAATGTGATCGTCTAAGTACGCCTTTTTTAATAATACCTTTCGTAGACGTTCTGTTTTACCTTGCTTTTTATACCTATCTGCGTACCAGCCCAATTGTCTGGAATCTTTTCTTAAGCGCTCGATAGTTACTGAAACCATATATCTTTCTCCCAAAGAAAAAGGTGCTACGTCGTAAAACGTGCACCTGTTCTTGTTTTGCTGATTGTTGAGTTAAATTTATGGGTATGGTCATAGAAGTCCGGGAAATGCCTCCTGTACTATTTTAGTTGTAAGTCCTTTAACCGGTAGCTTTTTATTAATCATCCCACATACTAGTTTGGCATCTTCTGGATGTATTGATTCTACAATACCCAGAAAGATCTTCTCACGTTTATATGAAGGCATTTTAGTGCCTGCTCCACCTTTTACGACATAACGAAAATCTCTATTTTTCCTAAGAAGGGTCGATGGCATTGCATGCTCTGGTGCTGGGGTATATGGTACTTCACCAGCTGGCAGCAGCCATTCGATATTCGGATCTAATCCGCCTTTGATGACATCTTTCAATGCCCACGATTCGTGTTGTTTTAACACATCAAATTTTTCTTTACGATTCTTTGCTTTTTCAAATAATTCAAAGACTTCATAAACATCTAATGTTCTAGCCATATTAAAAGAATTCCTCTACTACTTCGACTAACAAGCGACACTGCTTCTTAATAAGATATGGAAGTACCTTACTTCGATTAGGCCGTGGGTCTTGCTCTTCAAATTTATTTATAATTTCTTTTTTCACAACATCAGGACATTCTGACTCTTCTGTGAGATCAATCATCTTTTTATTGCGAAGGTAATTGCGATATACTGTTTCACCAAGTGCACGTGGATCTTGCATCAAGGCTTCTTTTTTCTTCTTAGATAGTACGTTCTGGCGCTTGCCTTCAGTAATAAAGGTATCATCATCTGATAGTACATTAGGCACACCATCACCTGTACATCCACGCAAGAAATGATCAGCTTGATATAAACGAGGCTGGTCATTTTTTACAGGCTTTTTCGTTGTAGGTGAAAACTGTGAAACGTTGTTAAACTTTTGTAACTGAATAAAATCATGATCGCTTGATACAATCATAACATCTTCGTAGTTACCAAAGTCTTGTGTCCACTTAACGATCTCTGCAATCGAATCGTCAGCTTCACAGCCCCATTGATGAATAACCTTCCAGGGCATATTCTCTTTGATTTCGTCTAGCACTGTGTTAATGTGGCTGAATGCTAGATTCCAATCGATCTTAGACTTCTCACGGTTAGACTTACGTTTACCCTTGTACTCAGGATAAACATCTTTACGCCAGTTACCGCCACCATCTGCTATAATAACCATATCGCCATAGCTTTTAAACTTCTGACGATACATGCGAATAGAGTTTAAGATTATGTGGCGAATAAGGTTTTCATCATCGGCTTGCGCCTGTCCCATTACAATAGGTGCAATGGCAATGCCACTGAAGTCAAGTAGTATCATAATATTCTCCTAATTATTAGAACTATTATACCATAGTTTATTAACAATGTAAACCTTATTTCAAACTTTTTACATGAGTTCTATGTATTTTACAGTTAATAATACCATTGTAATATGAGTCGTCTAACAACACACGTCTATCAAATTGTTCTTTTGCTTCGAGATAACCAAGCTCACCCTTTGATCTACCGAAATATAATATCTCACGATAGAACCCTTCATGCCCGTGTTCAAGCAACAGTTCTTTGACAAGTTCGCTTGATCCGTAATACTTCTTCCAGTCTGATTCAACAATGCTTCGTCGCTTCCTGGTTTTGCCTTTAAGCGGGGGTAATGTCTTCTTCGACCAAAAGCCTTTCTTTCCAACATACTTTTTGTTATTGGTAAGATCGGTAATAACATAAACAAATCCTTGCCACTGCTTCATCTCTTCTTCAGATGGATTATACTCTTTGCCTTTATAGTACCACATAGTACGTTAAAGCCACTCTTTAAATTTCTCGCGCACTTCTTCATCGCTTATTTTTGTGTTTTGTATTTTACCATGCATAAGTGTGGCAATGATCCTAGGTTTGTTACTATAGTTAACATAAGAATGTGGTCTCTTAGTATTTAGCATCATAGGTTTATCGAAGCAGATCTTTTGCATATTCTCTTCCTTAGCATTAGGCCATTTTGTAAAACCAGGACTATCTTTTGGAATAGAAAAATCTCCAAATGCGATATTACCTGGCCCTTCACCCTGTTCACCTAATGCCGAGTAGTTATCATCTTTCATTACTAAAAGATAACCCTTATCCGGATCTACTTGAATTGGAAAATTAATACCAATATGTCGTCCTTTGTCTATATGTACATCAAACATTTTTTTAGCAGGTAGCGAGACAAAGACGTGTAATTCAAAATGAATATCTTTTATAACAATACTAGCTTGCTTTGGTATTGGACCAAGTATCAGGTCGTCTAGCGGCTCATCACTATATTCCACATCAAGAAAATCTTCTGGTACACTGTTTAAACAGTTTTTTGACAAATCAAATACTTCTTGGGTATAATGCTCTGGGAAGTTACAATATTCTATATGAGTAATGTTAGTGTCAATCATAGTTCAATTTCCTCACCGTCATCATTTTTTATACTTAAGAAATTATGGTTAGCTTCTTGACCACACATACTACAGAAGAGAGGTTCTTCTTCTTCGTCAATAACATCAACTATAGTTTCAGATCTGCAGTGACCACATTCACAGCTATATTCTATTTTCAATTTATGCCTCTTATATGTATTCTTTAAAAGCTTGATATACGTCCTGCACTGTAAATTGCCTATATGCTGATAAAGTTGCTACTACTCTTAGTTCATTAGAGTAATTAGTCCATGAATGAGGCTTAGAAGTATTTAAAAGCATCGGGGCCTGGAAATTTAGGTTTGAAAAATTTGACTCTACTGCTTCGTGCCAATAATGACCTTCGTGTCCATCTCGTCCAAGTTCCGTAGACATAGGACCACACTTACTTAAGTCGTCGTCAGCCATTACCAGTACTTTGCTTTTTTCGTTATCTACCTTTATTGGCACATTAAAAGCAAAATCTCTTCTTCTGTCTGTATGTACAGTATACAGACCTATATTTGGGTAGGAAACTAGAAAAGAAATACCAAAACTCATTCCGTTCCAATCTAAAACTTTATTCTTAAGACTAAAAGGATACCACTTTCCCACACTATAACTATCTGTTGTCTGTTTCCAAGATGGCTCAACGCCTTCACCTATACCATACGCTCGATAATAATTCATCAAAGTCTCAGTTAATTCTTCTGGGAATTTGTTAAAGAATACGTGTGTGTAATTATCCCAGTGCATATATTACGCCTCGCATGAGACGCATGTCATAATATCCCGTACAAGTTCTTGTGCTGGGTTTGATGATCGTTGGTAATAAAATGTTTTCACGCCTAGTCTCCATCCTTCAATAATAAGTGCATTAATATCTTTGACCGGAGCTTCATGTGGAATCATTAAGTTTAAACTCTGGCTTTGATCTATATATGTCTGTCTTGCAGCTGCTTGTTGCACAACATTAAGAGGCGAGATTTCAGAGAATGTTTTAAATACATCTTTTTCAAACTGTGGCAGAAAATCGAGATGCTGTACACTACCTTTATGGATTAGAATATCTTCCCATGTCTCATCATCGTTTCTATCATGATTTTCAAGACAATCAATTAACCATGGATTCTTATATGTGAATACACCTTTTGCTAA